AATACTAGACCCGCCTCGTATATATAGTGTAACGAGCTTTTTTGGGCAATCTCTCAAAAAAAAGGACACGTGCCGCTTCGCGGGAGTATCTAAAACAAAATATTAATATTTATTCAACAATTGACAATTACAATTCTATCCTCACTTATTTTTGTGGGGTCAGGTGACACGTTTGCAAACACAATTAAATGAACTTTCCTCCTAACACAAAGATCTACAGGCCTATATTTTGTACTTGCAAATACTCTGTTCTTCAACATCTCCATAGCTTGATAGTTCATCATCTCCGAAGAACACCTGGGAACATCGAAGGCGATATTTCTCTCTGGGTCTTGAGCATACATATACAGAATATCCTGCGTCTTTCCTCCTGGATTATAAAACCATCCATACTTAATTAATTCCTTCGCGAAGGTTGATTTACCTTCTCCTCCGTCAGGACCATAAACCCAGATTATCGTTCTGTCGTCTGGTTCCGTCATTAAAACCCGATGAAGCTCAGACTGCCATGGCCGAAGGGATAACACATCAAACGACGAACAATATTCGATTCTCAATTTCTTCGCGTTACAGCGAAGCGCAGTATCTGGATCCTTCAATTGCATTTCTTCTGGGTCTTGAAGATATAGATCCATTATCTTTCTTTGATTTGAACCTTTCTTCACAGGAGCCCCAATTTCAGAAATTAGGGTTTCTTTGGTACAGTAGTCGCGATTTTGGAAATCGTCTCCTTTCGCAATTTCCCAGTGAGCACGAGAACCAAATTTCTTCTTCAATCCACCCAGACGAATCATCTTCTTGAACGAAACATAACCTTGAAGATGTTTCTGATACGTAGTAGGAGCCGTTTCGTCTCCGCAGACGAAATAGTTAATTTCGTCGCGAGTAAAGAGGGAAATGAAACTTTCTCTCTCTACAGCTGTTTTATAGTTCAAAGTAAAGCACCAGCGCTTAGATGCCATCTAGAGAGAGAAAGTGTAACAAGGAGGTGTAACGAGGTGGGGT